TAGATGGTTTATTTGAAGCCGCTGCAGTATTAGACGAGCGTAATGCCCCTCAAGAGGGTCGTGTATGTGTATTAAGCCCAAGACAATACCTAGGCTTAATTGCAGCTGTAGACACAAATATCTTAAACAGAGAACTTGGTGGAACTCAAGGTGACATCAACTCTGGAAAAGGTTTATATAGCATTGCTGGTATCAAGCTTTATAAATCAAACAACCTTCCATTTATGGCTGCTTATAACTCAGCTGTAACAGGTGAGAACAATACTTATAACAATTCAAATGCGACTTGCTGTGGTCTTGTTTTCCATAAGGAAGCGGCAGGTGTATTAACTGCCATTGGTCCTTCAGTTGAAACAACATCTGGAGATTTCCACGTTCAATATCAAGGTAAATAAATTGCCTCTTTAAGAAGTAATTCTTATCGAAAACTGGATGAACTCAGAGAAACCTAAGTCTATTGATATGGCAATTCTGAGCCAAGCCCTCCTAGCGAGGAGGGAAGGTGCATCGACTAGATGGGGAGAAACGCTTTTCTCGTAATACATCGTTAGCGTCCAGCATCCTACAGGGATGAAGATATAGTCAGTACTGCTAGAAATAGTAGATTAATACGGATTTGATCGTTGGAAAACTTGCAATGGGAGCTGGCTCTTTAAGAGTTTCCGTTGCTGGTTCATTACAAGCACAATAATAAAATGCCCTAGAGGATTTATATCCTCTTCGGGGCTTACCATTCCCTAGAAAATAAATGGCTACAGTTTATAAATTAACTAAAACAACCGCAGTTAATATTATCCTATCTAATATAGGACAAGCACCTTTAACAGATTTAGATACAAGTAATCCTTTAGCTCAACTAGCTTCAGGAATGATAGATGAAGTATCACATAGTTTACAGTCTGAGGGTTGGGTATTTAATACCGAACAAGATGTTGAATTTTATCCTGATTCAACTACTAAACATATACAAATTCCTACCAATGTTTTATCACTTGATAGAACTGAATGGTCTGTCATTGAACCAGTAATTAGAAGAAGACCAGCTGATACTGTTCAAAAACTATATGACAAAAGAAATCATACTTATGAATTTGAAGGTACTCAGTATTTAAAAGTTATTTATTATTTTGACTTTGAAGATTTACCAGAAGTATTTAAACAATACATAGCTATTAGAGCTGCAAATTTATTTGCTAATAGAGCTGTTGGATCTAACGAAGTAGTTAAGTATTCAGAAAAAGAAGAATTAGCTGCAAGAGCCGCTGTTATGGAATATGAAACACAGCAAGGAGATTACAATATTTTCAATGATTCTTCAGGATCAAGAACATTTCAAACTTACATACCATATAACGCAATTAAGAGATAAATATGGCAGCAGTATCCCAGACAATACCTAATTTATTAGGAGGTGTTAGTCAGCAGCCTGATCCAATTAAATTACCAGGACAAGTTAGAGAAGCTATTAATACTTATTTAGATCCTACTTTTGGATGTAAGAAAAGACCTCCAACAGAATTTATAAAATTACTATCTAGTACTATTCCATCAGACGTAAGATGGTTTCCAATATTTAGAGATAATAATGAGAAATATATTATTGCTATTTATAAATCAGGTAATCCAGCAACCATTCAGGTAAAAGCCTGGGATGCTACTACAGGAGATACAAGAAGCGTAACTGTTGATTCTAGTGCTCAATCTTATCTAGACACAAGTAATTTAGATTCTATAAAAACTTTAAGTTTAGCTGACTATACATTGATCTCAAATAGTCAAAGAGAGATCACAATGAGTAGTGTTGAATTAACTACGATAAAAAAAGAAGCTTTAGTAGTAATTAATTCTCTTGCTTATAACACAACATATTCAATAGATTTAAATAGAGATGGAAATACACAGCAAACAAAAGTATATAGAGCAACAGAATTAGAAATTACTCCTGGATCTTATGAAATAGCTGATGCTGGTGTGTGTTCGCAGAACTCAGCTGGAGATCATACGGCTACTCAAGGATCTAAAACAGGTCTACAGTTCAGAGTTGTAAACCAATGTGCCGCTTACTACGATGAAGAGACTAATGCTTATATTTCTCGATATACATCAAGTGTAATTTTAAAGAATGGTGGAGTTGGTTGGCGAGTAGGAGATGAAGTTACTGTTACTGAAGGTGGTAAATCTTTTACTATTAGAGTAAGCAAAGAGACTTTTGAATACACTTATGCTAGTGATGGTATTGCAACATTTACAACTCCTAGCAATGCAACTTCTGGAACTTTACAAGTAAGCGATATTATTACTGATTTGAAAAACGATGTTAATGCTTTATCAAACTATTCCTGTGAAAGTATTGGAAACGTACTAAGAATAAAAAGAACTGATACCAGAGATTTTAACATTGCTGTTCGTGGTGGAGTTACTAACCAAGCTATGACAGTTATCAAAGAAACAGCAAATGATATTACAGAATTACCTTTTCAATGTTTCCCTGATTTTATAGTAAAAGTTAATAACACTGCTGATAGTACAGCTGATGATTATTACGTTAAATTTGTACCTGATGGAGAAGGTATTCCTGGAGCTGGTAGTTGGGAAGAAACAGTTAAGCCTGGTATTGATGTAGGTTTAAACTCTTCAACTATGCCACATGCTTTAGTAAGACAATCTAATGGTAACTTTACGTTAGGACCTTTAAACACTTCTTCTGCTTTAAGTGGATGGGCTGGTAGAGAAGTAGGTGATATTTATAGTAATCCTGATCCAGCTTTTGTCGGAAAGGGTATATCTAATATGTTCTTTTTTAGTAATAGATTAGGATTTTTAAGCGATAGTGCAGTTATATTAAGTCAACCAGGAGACTACTTTAATTTCTTTCAAATCTCTGCAATAACTGTAAGTGATGCTGATCCAATAAGTCTTTCAGCTTCAAGTACAAAACCTACAATTTTGAAAGCAGCTATAGGAACTCCTAAAGGTTTACTTTTATTTTCAGAACATGCACAATTTCTACTTTCTTCAGATGAAGTTGCATTTGGTCCTAGTACAGTAAAACTAAAAGAAATTTCTACTTATACATATCGTTCTAATACAAACCCACTAAGTACTGGTGTAAGTATCATGTTTTCTACTGAAGCAGATACTTATTCAAAAATATTAGAGATGGCTGTTGACTCTGTAGATAACAGACCAACCGTTGCTGATAATACAAGAATTATTCCTGAATATATTCCTCCCAATTTAAAATGGGCAACTAATAGTCCAAATAACAATATGTTGTTTTGGGGTGATAATTCAAATGTTATATTTACTTTTAAATTTTACAACGTAGGAAATGAAAGACAATTAGCTGGATGGAGCAAATGGAAATTTCCTACACAAGTTAGGATGATGGAGTTTGATAATGATACAGCTTATCTTGTTTCTTATGATGGAACAAACTCTACATTATCTAAATTAGAATTAATAGATGATCCTGATACAGCTCCAATCACGACAACTTTTGGTCAAAAATTTTTACCGAGATTAGATTTTTCCCATAAAAAAGCAAGCTTAACAACAAGTACTGTTGGTGATAATACTAAAATTTATTTTCCAACTGGAGGTGTTGTTACTGGATCTAATGTCAACTTTATAGTCACTAGCGGATCTGATGATGGTACATTTACCAAACCTACTCTTCAATCAGATTCAGGTGGTAATTATATATTAGTAGATTCTTCACTTACTTCAACAGACTATACAATAGGATCTGAATACAGAATGACAGTTAAATTACCATCATTCTATGTTTCCTCTGAAGGTAAAGCTGATCGTATTGATAACCCTGTTGTTGAGTTTTTATATCTTGATCTTTATTACTCAGGCAGATACCAGGTAAGTGTAGAAAAATTAGGTTATACAAATTATGACCATGATTTAGAAGTTGCTAGAGCAAATATATATGTTGCTAATAGCCCACCTATCGAAGAAGTAATAACTAAATCAGTACCTATCTTTTGTTTAGGAAGAGATGCTAAGGCAAATATATATGCAGATGGACCATTCCCAGCTGCAATAACAAGCTATTCCTGGCAAGGACATTACAACAAACGAGACGTATTACAACTAAAAGGTTAATGAAACCGTATTACCGTAAAGCCACGGTGAAGGATGCGATATTAGTTGCTAATAATCTTCGTAAAGAAGACCGCAAAGAAATGGAAGGGTTAGGTCATGCACCTTTAGTCCTTCCTTTTTTAGTTCAAATAAGTACAACAGCAGTAGCTTTCTTTGATGAAGATGAGGCTATTGGTGGAGTAGGAGGAATCATGCCTGACGTTAATAATGATGTCGGACAGATATGGTTAATTTGTACTCCTATTATCACCAAAAAACCTCATACTTTTGTAAGGCAAGCAAAACGCTGGCTAAATGAACAGCATCAATATCGTCTCTTATGGAATATCGCAGATGCGAGAAATAAATTTCACCACAAACTCTTAAAAATATTGGGATTTAAAGCAATTAAACTTATTTACCCTCCACCATATTCACTACCTTATTATGAAATCGTAAAACTATGTGTACAACCCTAGGACTTGGAGTACAAATAGCTGGGGTGGTTGTATCAGCTGTTAGCTCGGCTGCCAGTATCGTTCAAGGGATTCAAAATATGAATCTTACAGTTGATATGGCTAGACAGCAGCAAGATCTATCATTTCGACAAGCCCAGCAACAACAAAACTTCCAAAACAAAGCAATCGTACAAAAACATATTGGAGATGTTAAAGCACAACAAGCAGCTACTTACGCAGCTAACATGGCTTATTACTATGGTGATGAGGCAACAAATAGAGCTTATGTAGCACAACAACAAAAATTTAAAGAAGTACAAGATAAAGCAGCTTTTAAAACACAAGAGATATATGCCAAAGCTATTGGAGCAAAAGGTAAAATTTTATCTAGTGGCTTAACAGGTCAATCCATAGGATTACTAGCTTTAGATACAGAACGTAGATCTGGCTTTGCACAAGCAGAACAGGATGCAACTGTTAGATCTGCAGAGATGGCTATGGGTACTTCTATGGAAGGCACAAGACTTAAATCTTTATCAAACATTAATACTATTGCTTCTAGATTAGATCCTCCTGTAATGGCTCCTCAATTATCTCCACAGCCAATAGGAATAGGAAAAGATTTAGGACTAGGAATACCGTCATATAATTGGGCATAACTAATGGCAAGAATATATCAACCGACTGAATATGGAAGTTCATTCCAAGGTTCAGCAAGAGAAGAGCAATTTAGTCCAGTACAACCATTTGACCAGTCTCAATCTATTAAAAAAAGAGCTCAAGATAAAGTAGAAAATATTAAAAATTTAGCAAGAGCTTCAGAGATCCAAGCAAATTTAGATAGAGCAACATTAGCTGGTAATCAACAAATAGCTAAAGCACAATTTGATGGAAAATGGAAAGCAGTTCAAGGAATTTTATCTTTAACTAAAACAGGTCTTGAAGCTTATACAACTATTAAAGAAGAGAGAGAACAAAAACAAAAAGATATTGCTTTATTCAACAGTATGGGTGGTGGAGAGTATGTACCTGAAACCATTAATGAATCAAGTGATGTAAATAAAAAACAAGAGATTGAAATTAATTCTGAATCAGCTGCAATTAATGAAACAGCTAATGATTTAATTAAAGAAGGTGGAATTGAAAATTTAGATCTTGCAAATCAATTAAAAGAAAGTTCAACATCTAATAAAATTACTTATATAAAAGGTGATGTTTTTGGAGCTGTTGGAGTACATCAAGCATATTTAAGAGAACGAATTGCAAATATTCCTCCAGATGAAATGCCCAAAGGTTTACCTAATATAAAAGCTAAACTAAAAGAATTTAATCATGAATTTTTAAAAGAGAGGGGTTTATTAGATGAAAGGTTAAGAGATTTAGTTCTTGATAATTTAGCTAGACCGATAATAAATAATTCTGCCTATATAGCTGCAGAACTTAGTCAAAAAGATATTAAAGATACTCAAAAAGTTAATAGAGTAATTACCGATAATTATATTGACACATTAGTTGATAACCCTCAATTAACTTCTCAAGAAAAATGGACTAAAGCTTCAGATGCTTTTTTTGGTAATAATGTTGGTTTTACAAATAGGACACTAGCTAATGAAGCAGCTTTAAAACAATTACTTGAAGAGATTTCTTTAGAGGGTCCTTTAGCAGTATCAGAAATAAATAACTTTAGAAATGTTTTACAAAATGGAAAACCTGGCACTGAACTAAATAAAACGTACAAAAGCCTTTTTGATGAGTATGAAATTAAAGCCAGAGAAAATAATATAAAGGAATTTACTAGAAAAAAAAATGAAAGAACAATAGCAAATCAAAAATTAATTGATAGTTATTATTCAAATCCTACCCCTGAAAATAAATTAAAAGCTCAAAATGCTTTATTAGCTATTGGAACAAAAGAATCTATAGCCGAAGCAACTGCTTTAGGAAAAACTGCTTTAACGTATGACCCTAAAAAAGTTACTGAATATTTAATGGAGATGGCAGAGGGAAGTGAGTTTGATGAAGAAATTTTTAAGACTGATTTAGATCTTGGATCTATAAGTGAAGCTGACTATAATATTTTGATAAAATCTGGACCATTAAAACAAACTAAAAAAGACCTAAAAGCATTTATAAAATCTATAGATATATCCATTGAAAATGTCTTAACTAAAGGATTAACTAAAGCTGATTTACAACAAGGTAATTTATTATCATCTTTAGGGATAAAAAAAGAACAATTAAAACAAGAACTTTATGAAAGGCTTCTTGGTGAACTTCGTGTAAATAGAGAATTAATAAATGATAAAGGTAAATTAGGAGACCTTTCGATTAATATTCTTGAACAATTAACAAAACCTGGTGAGAGTAAATATGAAGTTGCAATATCTCCTGATTCTGCTCAAGGTTATGCTTTTGCATATGACATCAAAACTAATGAACAAAATTTAAAAAGTATAAATATTGTAGGCCAACCTGGGTCACAAAATTTTTCAAGTTTTAGTTATAACCAATTATTTAAGGAGAAAAAATTTTCTATAGCAGAAATGAGTGCTACTGATGATTATTTTTTTAACTTAGAGCAAGTAACAGACGAATTTGAATATTTTGAAACTAATGGTATTCCAAGTCAAAAACTTTTAAATTACTCTAAAGCATTAGGTTATACTCCAAAAGCTTTTTTAAATGAACAAATACGTTTGTTTGAAAAACATCCTAATTATAATAAAAATGAAGTAGAAGCTTTTAAAGCAAATATTCCAAAAGTAATTGGGAATACAACAGGTGGTTATAAATATTTAATTAAAGAAGGTGGGTTATCAAATAAAGGATCTGCATACTTAGCAGCTACAGTAGAAAACTTTTCTGGTTGGAATTTTAATGAAGATGATAAAGGACTAAAAACCTGTGCTCCTTTTATGGATCATCCAATGCGAGTATCGGCACTAGAAAAGGAATTTGGTAAGAGTGTTAATCAAATAACTGCCAAAGAACAACTTGGATACATGATACAGGAAATGCGAGAGGATTATAAACAAGTCTATGAAACATTAACTAATCCATTTGCGTCAGATGGCGATATTAAAAAAGCATTAGTTAATTATGTAGGTTTCATAAATCCAAACAAATTAGACAAAACAGTTAAATCTTTAATAGCTCCTTAAGTTGCGACTTTAGGAACAAACAAATAATTACATGGAAGAACTTAATGATGAACTGAATGGAAATTCAGGCATCCCCGAAACTGAGGGTAATCCTGAAGACGTTCTAAGAAATTTTGACGAATTACCAGACGTAACACCACCCGAACCTACCAAAGATGAAAGCAAAGGAAGGAATCAAACCGAGGTTAGAAATCCTTTAGAAATGCTTCCTGAAGTATTAACTCCAACAACTATGAAGCAGGGTTATGATGCTGCTACAGGTTTAGTTGATGGAAAGTCAGATAATGCTTTTAGAGATCTACAGGCAAACATTGTAGATTTTGTTGATAATACTTTTCAAGGAGATCAAAGAACTAAAGAAGAAATATTAGAAACAAGAGATCAATTAACTGGACAAGGAGTTGTTGATAGACAACAAACTCAAGAACAACTTAGCAGTGGTCCAACTGCAATTTCAGAAACTCTTGGTGTACCTATTGGAGCTGCACTTGGAAACCTTGAAGCTGGATTTGAGATAGCAGAACTTGGTGGAGATTTCACCAGGTATTTTTTTAATTTAGGAAATGTTGATCCAACACAAAAACCTTTTGGAAGTAAATATGAATGGGCTCAATGGGATTTAGGTAGAAATCAATTTGGAGCAAAGTCTGGAGTTGGAAAATTCGCCCAGGGTTTACTTCAGTTTGCAGGTCTTTTAAAAGCTACAGGAGGTCTAAAAGGTCTTCAAGGTACAAAAGCAGCTGCTAGAAAAATTCCTGGACAATATTCTCAACCAACTTCAAAAGTACTTTCTAGATATTGGAGTAAAGCAACTACAGCACAAAAATTTGGTTTAACAGCAAGAGGTGGATTCATTGGAGGAAAAGCTGGAATTCCAGCGGATGTAATAACTACTATTACTGAACCTGAGCAATCTAATTTAACTAATTTAATACAAGATGCTGTTCCAGAACTAGAAGATTCTTGGCTTACTGCCTTAAGTGTTGATGACGATGATTCGATGGGATTAGCAGTTGTTAAAACTACACTAGAAGGATTTGGACTTGGATACGCTGCTGACGCTGCTGGAGTTGTTCTTGTAGGTAAAAGAGTATTCAATGGATTACTTAAAGAGGGTGTTGATAAAACTAAAGCTACAAAAATAGCTTTATCTGAAGCAAAAATATCTCAAAGCAACCTTGAACCAAATACTTTAGAAACTCCAATAGTTCCTATGAAGGAATTATTAGAACCTTCAGAAACAACCGACCTTATAAATAAAGCTATAAATCCAAAAAATACAGAATATGATTTATATGATTTGGATGAATTAACCACATCTATTAGATCCTATTCAGTTGATGAACAGCTTGATTGGTATCACAGTATCCCTATTGAGGAAAGGTATAACATAGAAAGTTTTTTATCATTAGATGCACAGTTCAGAGAATTTGGTGGGGTTGGTACAAGAGTTGTTCAACTTCCAAATGGAACTGGAATTAAATTTCATTTTGAGAAACATAACAAAGATTTTATTTCACCTTCATATGATGGTAAAGGTATTCCACAAATTGATATTTCTTGGGGTGTTAGATCTGAAGGATATAAAGGAACCAATTTAAAAGGAGCAACAAAAACAAACACATTAGCACAATATTTACAAGCCAGAAAAGCTGGTAATGCGGCAGCCGAACTTCCAGAGAATGAAGCTATTGGACGGCATGGTAAAAGCTTAATGACTCAATTACAGAGAATAATTAGAGAAGAATTAAGACCAGGGCAATTAGTTGCAAACCAACCAATAGATGATATTGCTCAAATTAATACAGCTCAATTTAGAAGAAGAGAAGCTGCATTTAAAAAATCTAGTAGTCAGGGGAAAAAAATATTTAATGCTACTTTTGAAAGAAATGAATATTTTTGGGAACAATTAATAGAAGATTTTAATCCTTCAAGTCTTACAAATATCCGAAGCAAAGAGGAATTAATAGAATATGCTAAACGTGCCAATAACAAACCTGACGCTGATAATATTTGGGATGCTTTATCTAAATCTCAGCAAAAAGAATGGATAGACGCATACATTAGAGAGGGATCAATAAAAGGTGTAGAAAAGCCAAACATAAGAAGCACTATTTATAAAAGAGCTGGCTTTGGTAGTGAAGTTAATGCAACTCAATATGCCATAGTTCGTAGTTCTCCTGATGCAAAAGGTCGCTGGCTTACCCCAGTTGAACCTACTAGACTTGAGAATGGTCAATTAAATGATGAGGCTTTTGTTGAGTTAATTGGTAAGTTAAGATCTGAAAATTTAAACAACCTTCAAGAAGCATATAGCTTTGTTAAAAATTCTCCTATAGAAGGAAGACTTACTAAATTTAACCAATTATTAGAACAGCAATCAAAAGGTATCCCTATTACCTGGGATGATGTTGCCAATGTATTTAGCGAATACTTTACTAAAGGTAGTCGTGAAATTCCAAGTGAAATTCCAGAAAATTTACAAAAGGCCATACAGCAAGTAATAGATTACAGAGCTCGTAGTTATGCTGGTTCTGTACATTGGGCTGTTAATCCTGTTACAGGTGATTTTGGAGATCCAAGTACTTTTTATATAAATATAGATGGAGAGTCTTTATCGAGTTTTGAACCTGAAGATGTCATAGCTTTTATGACAAAAAATAAAGATCTTCTTACAAGAGAAGATACTTTCTTTCATATGAGCACAACCGATGGTGTATTAAAAATTGTTAGACAAATACCAGCGGATGACGAAGCAGAACTTTTAGCCAGGTCATTTGATTTACCTGAAATTCGTACTTTTCCTACTAAAGACACAGAAGCTTTTGGTTTTGAAACACCTGAAACTTATATTCCTACTGATGGTAAAGGAGAGTTAATTGAAACAAGAGGAAATCATAGTAATTCTTTAATAAGTAATCCTCATGAAAGACGTACAGTTACTCCTACTGAAGCTGCGGCACAATATTTACAACAAACTAATGGTAGACCTGGGCAAAGGGTTGCGGCACAAAGAGTACTAACAAATAGGCAAATTAGATTATTAGCTGATGGTGCTCCTGACGGAGTAGAGGACATGATAACTGATCTTGTTAAAGATACTCCTATAAATATTAAAGATCTTTCAAATATTTCTAAATTAACTGATACAGAAATTTTGGCTGATGCTAAAGAAGCTATGGCTGATGCGTTAGATGTAGTTACTGGGGAAGTAGATTTTGAAAAATTATTAGTATCTAAGTATGAAGAGACAGGAGATATTTTATTAACTAGAACAGGCATTGTTCAAACACGACTTTTGATGCAAGAAATGTCTAGAGGTCTTTGGGAATCATCTTATGCAATTATTAAATTAGGAGATGCTAGTACAGATAATTTTGCTCAAATAGAGCAAATGACAAAGCAATGGAAAGCATTAGCTCGTTTACATAAAGTTTCTTCTAATGCTCATAGTAATTTATTAAGAGCTTCAAAAATTAAATTGCCTTGGGGTGGTGAAATCCCTAACCCTATACCTCCAAAAGATCTTGCAGATGGAGCACAAAAACTAAAAGCTGGAGAAGAAGTACTAGATAAATTGCTTGATAGATTAAAAAGAGGAGATCCAAAAGCAAAAGCGGAAGCAACAAGACTTGCTAATGCTTTATTACTTGGTGATGGTGATATAAGTATTGCTAATAAACTTTGGCAGTATGTTGGAGATTTATCCATTGGACAAGGTTTAAAAATAATGTATAACTCATTATTGTCTGGACCAGCTACTCATTTAGTAAACGTCACTTCTAACTTATTTAATACTGTTTATCGTCCGTTTACTGCAGCTTTAGGTGGAGGAGTTAAAGAACGCAAAATGGCTATTGCTGGGTTTTATGGAATACAAAAAACCTTAGCTGATTCCTGGAGTGTTATGGAAAAGGTTTATAAAAATGGCGGTAAAGCACTGAATGATGGTGATAAAGGAATAAAAATTTCAGCGGAAATTGATGCTAAAAGAGATTTATTAAATAATGCAGCTACTTTAAGTGACGATAAAGGATTTAAACTTGGTGTAGGTTTTGTAAATATGACTCATGATATTGCAAATAAACCTTATTTTAGCTGGCCTTCAAATTTATTAGTTACTGCTGATGAGTTTTTTAAAACATTAAATGCTCGAATGGAGTACAACTCCAGAATGATGGAAATAGCTATTGATACAGCTGAACCTGGCAATATTGATGATGTATTTGAAAAACTATTAAAAGAAAATTTTGAACATAACTTTGATATAAATACTAATCGTATAAAAAATCAAGATCTTTTAAATGTTGCTAAAGAAGCTACATTTCAACAAGATTTAACAGGTGGGGCCGCTGCATTTGCTTCATTTATTAACGAAGCTCCAGTAATGCGTCCCTTCTTTCCATTTGTAAAAACTGGTCATAATATTATGGTTTTTGCAGCGGAGCATGTGCCAATACTAAATCGTTTTACCTCAGAATATCAAGCGGTAATGAGAGGTGATGACGAATATGCAAAAGCAGTGATGCGAGGGAGAGAAGCATTTGGTAGATACATGGTAGTTGGTGGAGCTTTAGCTGCTTATAACGGATTAATAACAGGTAATGGACCTGTTGATCCAGACGAAAAGAAGAATTGGTTAAGAACACATCAACCAAGATCTATAAAAGTTGGAAATGCCTGGATTAGATATGATCGAATTGAACCATTAGGTCAAATATTAGCTGGGACAGCAGATATAGTATATGCTTTACAAACTGGTCATCTTTCTGAAAAGCGAGGTGAATATTTAGCTGGTTATATGACCTACGCTGTAGCTGCAAACCTTACACAAAAGTCATTTTTTCAAGGTTTAGTACCTCTTGGTAAGTTATTAACTCCTGGATGGCAAGGTTTAAATTCAATATCTAGAGTACCTACTGATTTAATAAATGCTTTTATACCCTTAGCATCTGCTAGACGTACATTTGCTAATGCAATAACACCTTATTATCAAGAATTTAATACTAATTTTGATCGTCTTTATAATCAACTAAGTTGGGGAGTTATCCGAGGGGTTGACCAAACTGATTGGCTTACAGGTGAAAAGATTGGTAATGATAATGGGATGGTTAATAGCATACTACCTTTAAAAGTTAATTTTAGAGGTGATGATATTGTTCGAGATAAATTAGAAGATATTGAATTTGATAGTTCATCCATTATTAAAGAATTAGGTGGTATTGATTTAAAAGAGCATCACAAAGCACGTTTAGCTGAATTGATGGGAAACTCTGGGTTATATAGAGAATTAAAAGAATGGGTAACACATCCAGACTTTGATAAAGCTGTTGAAGATTTTAAAGTCCGATTGCGTAATGGTGAAAAATTAAGTAAAAGAAATGAATTTTTTTATAAAGAAATTGTCAATATAATTTCGCTTTATAGAGATGATGCTTTAAAAAAAATACAACTAGAATTTCCTGAATTACGAAACGAAATTATAAATAGAAAACTATTACGAGATAGTCAAAGCCCAGGTAAACAACTAAACCAAGTAAACAACTTAGCAAATTTTTAAAAAATAATGGCAATTTCTTATGATGATATAACTGCAGGGAGTAATCAAACAGTATATAACTTTAATTTTGACTACATAGAAACAACTGACGTAAAAGTAAAACTTAATGGTACTGATACAACAGCATATACATTAAGTGGAGATAAACAAGTAACTCTTAATGCAGCTCCTACTCAAAATACAGTAGTCAGAATATATCGAGATACTAACTCAACTACACTTGAAAAAACATTTATTTCGGGCTCAACTTTAAAAGCTGAAGAACTAAATGCAAACTTTAAACAAGCTTTATTTGTAACCCAAGAAACTACTAGAGATGTAGCTGAAAGTTCTGCTGGAAATGTAGTTACACAGGTTACAACTGCAGTTAATACTGCTAATGCCGCTTCAACAACAGCCACTAATGCTGAAAATACTGCAAATGGTATAGCTGCAACAGCTAGTTCAGCTTTATCTACAGCAAACGCAGCAAATACTACCGCAACTGCAGCAAATACAGCGGTTGCTGGTAAAGCAAATATTGGAGCAAATGTATCTACGTTTGCTAATGATGCAAACTATATAAGCTCAACAAGCGGAGATATAACTGTTGATGGCAATGATATTATTATTGAACATCAAGATAAATTAATATTTAAGCGTGATGGAACCACGCAAATGGAATTCACTACCTTTAATGGGCATAACAATATTGACGTTCCATTAGTAAGCGGATTGAAAATAAGGGGATTTGCTAACGCTGACAATGCTTTGTATGTTCAAAGTACTGGAGGAACTAATACTTATCTTAAAGTCAATTCAGATGAATCTAAGTTTAAAGGTAATGTAGTACCTGAGTCTGGCAGTACTCATAACATAGGTGCAAGTAATAACACATGGTCTAATATTTATGCCGACAATTTATATGGAAATGGTTCTAATTTAACATCCTTACCAGCCGGACAACTAACAGGTTCTTTACCAGTAGGTTTAGCTTCTTCTATAAAAAGAATTAAAGAAGTTAGTAATGCTTCTGAAGTTAGTAGTAGTAATAGCTGGACTACTGCTCTTACAATAACTTTTGATAATGTTGCTAGTACTTCAAGGTTTTTAGTAGTTTCTGGTTATAGTCTTAAAATACTTACAAACAGTAGTAGACTTGCATATGCAAAAATGACCAGTACTGGTGGTAATTTTTTACATAATATCACAAATGAAAATGCTACTAACACTTATCAAAATCATACTGAATGGGACTTTGATACTGCTTCTAATACAACCAATAGGACATACGAATTACAAATAAAAGCAAGCCACTCTGGTTCAATTTATAACGCACAAATACAAAACGCTTTTCTTATAGGTATAGAATTTACACCCTCTTAATAAATAAACAAAAAAATGACAGCAACAACACATACGATTTACGATGGAAATTTTTCATCGAGAAAAGTAGAGATATTAGGTGTTCCAGGTATAGCAAGGAGATTACAAGCCAGTACTTCATCTACAAATACAACTCTAACGGCAACAATTAGTCGAATCTCGATGAAAGCATTTGGAACAGATATAAGATTTAGTATTGGAGTAGGTTCGCAAACTGCAGATGCAAATAGTAGCCATTACATAGCAGACGGTGAAAGATTAGATTTTGCGGTTCCTGAAGCTGCAAATATAGCAGTTATTAGTGATACCACTGTAACTGGATTTTTAGAAATTACGGAGCTAGTTTAATGAAGACAAGTGGCACAATGAACAGTGCTACAGGTCATACAAGTGTCAGTACTAGAACTGGTAATTTTAATGACGGACTGTATGACAGAGCTGGAGCACGTCCAGATTTAGACTTAGATTTTGCAAGAACTAAGTCTTTAAAAGATAGAGTAAGTAAGGAAGATTTAATAACTTTTACGAGAGGAAGTGGTGGTACTTATGTAGACGAAAGTGGGTTAGTTAAAAACGCAAGAACTAACATACATGATCACCATGCCGAAGTAGGTCCAAATAGTTTGAGAAGTGGACTTGTGTCACTTGAGAATCCAAAAGGTCAAATTACTAATGTAAGTTTTTGGACTATTGCAGAAAAATATACTGGTCTAAATGGTAGTGTTAACAATATTAGATCTGGATCGCAAACTGGTAATGATGGATCAATTATAACTGGTTCTGTTTATTTAAGAACAAATACAGGAACAGTCACAGTGCATATAGATTCTTGTGATAAAAATGTTCAAACTGTTACAGTTACCGATCAATGGCAGAGGTTTAGTGCCACAACATTAGGTGCGACAAATGTCGGAGCTGCTTATAGATTCTTTGACATGTTAATTTATAACACTGCTGCTGGTGGAGCTACTACGCTTTATGGTTGGGGTGCACAAGTCGAAACAGGTGGTGTTGCTACGTTACCTGTCATTGAAAATACAATTGCTGGAGGTGGAGCACCACGTTTTACCCATGACCCAGTAACTTTAGAATCTAAAGGGTTGTTGATTGAACAGGCGGCTACGAACTGTGTACCTTTTAACAGAAATAGTAATGGCTTTTGGCAGGGTTCTAAATCTACTACCGATTCAAATGCCACAAACCCTGACGGATCAACTCCCGCATATCACAACCTTTCTACAAGTGAAAATGTACAATATGCAGATGCGTCTAGTTTTAATACAGATACTTTAACATTCTCAGTTTTTATAAAACAAAGAACAGGATCTACAGATCACCAATTAAGTTGTGAGATATTTAAACAGATAAATAACCCAGCAAATAATAATGCTTACGGTCATGTTAATTTAGGTGTTTGTGCAAAGTTTGATGTAAGTACAGGTGAATTTGTAGCAATATCTAATCCAAGCAACGCTAACAGAGATGTCACCAATTACGTCAAAGAAGGTCCAGATCCTAACGGTTGGTATCGCATCGGGTTTACTGTTAAAAATAAACATGTTGGGAATGATTCAGGAGGGAATCCTAATACAAGTCCAAACTTTACAGCTACTACAAGATTTGATATTCAAAACACGACTGCTTATATTTGGGGACCACAAGTAGAAGCTGGAAATGTAATGACTTCTTACATCCCAACGGATACCACTCAAGTCACAAGAAGCCCAGACCTAGCATCAATAGAGGGTGATAATTTTGGTACGTATAGGACTAATAAAGTTGTACAGACAAAACAATGGCAACTACCTTTTTCAGCAGTAGCAAGTACTGGAGCTATTATTACTCGACATGCAGATGCAAACCCAGTAACAGGGGAATATGATGCAATAAAAGTAACAATAACTAATGTTGGTAGTGATGCGGCAATTCAGCAAAATATATCAGCTAGTGGTGGTAGTGGAGCAGTTCCAAATGATGGAACCAAAGTTGTATTTTCATTTTATGCAAGAACAGACTCCGGAACTTTAAATGTAAAACCTAAACTGGGTAGACAAGTATCTAATGCCTTTAATTCTCAATCTCCTATAACTGTTACAGATCAGTGGGCAAGATATCAAGTTAATGATAATGGATTAGATGCTGGTAATTCTAAAACTCATTATGGTTTGCAAATTCTAGATGCTTCAAAACCTCTATATACTTATGGTTGGCAGGTAGAAATAGTAGCATCTAATAGTTCACAAGCGACTGAATACATCCCTTCCACAGATACATACACCAACAGGCAATCAAATGCCACGTTTGTAGATGGTAATGGGATTATTAGGACTGCCCATAGAAATTTAATGCTATACAGTGAAGCGTTTGGAGTTGATGATACTGGCAGCCTACAGAGATGGCAAGCCGGGAATGTACAACTTTCTTATGATGCTAACCACATTAATCCTGATGGTACTGCTGGAACTTTTTATGGTAATACTTACACTGTTGGTAATGCCGAACGTGAAATTTATAGCTATTTTCCCGGAAATGAAGCAAATACAGATACTCTAACTTTTTCATTATTCTGTAAAAAAAGAGATAGTAACAGTCAATTTATACATATTCAAGTTTTTGCCTCAGTAAACGATGCTACGTATGGTACGAATAGTCTCGGAGTGTGTTGTATATTTAATCCAGAAGATGGAACATTCCATACAGCTTCTGGTCCAAATGATGATGTTGGCGCTGCTACTGCTCCTTTAGTTACAACTACTGCACATAGTGGAAGAATAGTTTCTAATCGAACAGCTATTCAATATCCAAATGATTGGTGGCGTATATCCTTTACAGTTCAACTTAATGCCAGCTCTGGACAAAGCCCTATCTTTACTGCTGGGTCAAGGTATGACATACAAAATCTTCACCAATGTTATCTTTGGGGAGCACAAGTTGTTAAAGGCACTGAAGCTGGCGACTACTATAAAACAACAGGCACAATTAGTGGTCCTCCTAGATACAGCCATGATCCAGAGACATTAACTCCTACTGGTTTATATCTTGAACCGGCAGCTACGAACTTAAGTAAACCTAATCGAATGATAGGTTCGTCTATCACTCGAGTAACAATGAATAGTTTGACAGAACAAGCTGCTGGACAAAATACTAATGGTGTGGTTGGTCCTACTGGTTCTGCGGTAGGTGTTATAAGAGCTCACTTTACAGGAAGTGAATCATCACCAACTGGACAAGTATATATATTTAATAGAACTGGTGACGGCAGTAGTAGCAACCCTCATAAGCAAACTACTTATGGGACTGGAATACATACAAGTTCAATTTTTGTAAAACCGGGACTCGAAACTAAATGGAGGGTTGCTGCACATAGTAACTACGCTTCTGCAAGTGCAGGTGGTGCAGCAGCTTTTTTAGCTTTTAATTTTACTTTAACTGGAGACGGAACCTTAGATTCAAAAGGTACTGGTGGCATCGCTGGTAGTATTGAAAAATATCCAAATGGTTGGTATAGATTGTCAGTTACATATTATAGAAATAGTACAGCGAGTGTAGACTCAGCTTATGGAGTTTTACTGTATCCAATTCAACATTCCCACTATAATAATTTTGTCAGTAATACTGGGCTAACAAGTGGAGAACTTGGATATTTTTGGGGACCACAGGTAGAAACTGGTGAAGTTGCTACTTCTTACATTTTAACAAATGATGCAGAAGCAACAAGAGCAGCCGACACCTTCACCTCAACAGCTACAGAAGTATTAGACAGAGCTAACGGTACAAAACCAGCGTTCTTTACAAAGGATGGTATATCAGTATTTGCTGGTTTAAAATTAAATAATCAAAGAATAGCACCTACTACGAGTAATGCTGTTAATAATACACACATATATAATCCTGTATTTAATTTAAGCCAGTCTTCTACAAGTATAGTAAGTATGTTTCCTGATAATTATGCAAATTGGACTACACCACCAGAGCCAAGATTAGTTGTTTTTACTGGTTCACCTACAGATATATATTTAGCGGCAAACTATACTGAAGATGCAGACTTGAAATCAACACTACGTTTCCAAGAAAATAATAGTCAGTTATCCGTAAACACTATACTTTATGGTGGTATTGGTGGTGGAGATACAAGCGTTACTATGGGATCACCTACAATTTTATATATAGGTCATTCAGGTGGTAATAAAAAGTTAAACGGCACAATAAACCGCTTAACCTTATGGAAAACACCATTGCCTGACATCAAACTAAAAAATATTACATCTTAAATTATGGAAGAAGAATTTGAAAGCGTCCCTACGTATGGTCCATACTTTAAATGGACTAGCGAGACAACATGGAAAACAGCAGCTAAGAAAGCTGGGTTCTACAAAACTGTTACTGAAACAGATCCAGAAACAGGTAAAGAAACTACATCAGAAGTATTAGACGCTTATACTCACGAACATTCAATAGATGTAGTAGGTGTAATTTATAAGGGTGGTAAATGGGAAGAACAGGAAGACGGTACTATTAAAGA